ATTAATTTATCAATTGCTCCCTCGTGAGTTTCTGCTGGAAAAGGATCATTAGCAATATAATCTACTTCTTGAGTTAGATTTGTATCTCTAATTAAAACTACCTCTACGCCACTAGCGGGAGCTGTTGTAAAATTAACAGATCCACCATTACCCGTGTCGGTTATAGAATAATGCGTGCCTAAACTTTTTATTGTCTCTACTCCAGTTGCAGATCTTTCAATAACTTTTATTTCTGCAGTTGAGTGAATAGGAAAAGTGTACGCAAACTGCGTTGTAGTTCCATCTCCGTTATACGAATTTTTTACTATTAAAGTTGATATTGTCATAATTTTTTTAATTTTTTGGAAAAGTCTAGGCGTGATACACCTAGCATATTTTCCTTAATAATTGTTTTTGTCCATAATGTCTATAACTAATTTGGTAATAGTTCGCCTGGCTCCCACCAGTATTCTTGTCCAAAATCGTTATATATTCTATTTTTTTGCCTATTATGTTTAGTATGAAAATCTGGATTTATCATCTGCTCCAGGCTGTCAATAATTAATCTTTCATAAGCTAGTCTCCAATACCATAAACTACTGCCTGGAGTGTATCTTTGTAAAAAATTAGAAAACTCAGATCCAAAGTTTGTTTTATCCCCATTTATTAATTGAAAAGCATTACCAATAGTTAGATCTATAGTATCTCCTAAGAAACCTACTACTGGACCAGCTGCAGTTGTACCAAGATCTTTGCCAAATCTTGATCTATCTTCAAACAAGAAATCGCCAAAAATTCCTAATCCACCACCATAAACCATAGCAGCTAACCAATACCTAAATCCCATTTTAGATGGATCTGTTGGTGTTTTGCCAGCTACTATCTGTTTTATCTCATAAGATAAAGCTCCCATTAAAGTTCCAGTAATTAACATAGGAACCAAATATTTAGCTTTACCTTTTAAACCTTGCTGCGCAAAACCTCTAGCCAGGTGTGTAAATCCTAAAGCTATAGCAAAAGATTTATACATAAGAGCTGATTGTATAAACTCTCCAGCTATTGTTCCTGGCTGCGCTTTACTTGCTAAAATCATTCTTCCCCTTGTTGAAGAAGTAGGTACTGCAAACTTATTTTCTGTAGAAACTAAATTTAATAATTTTGTTGTTAAATCATCTTTTAAATTATCTGCAATATCTGTTCTTGCAAGAATGTCATCGGGTCTTAAAAATGTCATTCCTTTTTGACCCTTTAAACTAGGCTCATCAAGAGCTGCATCATATAATTTTGTTTTTCTTATTATCTCCCACTCGCCATCTGATATGCCATATTTTTTCATAGCTGCTTGTAATTTAGCATCTAATTTAGAAAATGGTTTAGCAGCTTGTTCTGCAAGCTCTCCCATAATAGCCATACCAAAACCCCATTTACCAGCTTGCGTTAAATGAGATAATCCAGATCCTCTTAAAATTAAATCAGAAACTCTTTTAGAAAAAATTGGCGCATCAATTGTAGACATATATCTCATTTGCACAGCTGATACTGCACTCCACATTTCAGCTATCAATCCTAATCTTACAGCTGTTCTCATTAGAGCTTTATCTTTTTTAACACCCTCTTTTAATAATTTTAAAGAATATTGATTTGCTTTAAATGCTGGCAGACCATTAAATTTAGATGTTATACGGGACCAGTTAAAATCTGATAATGCCATAATAGAGGCTCCTCCTAATTGTGCAGCTGTTAGAATTTGTCTTAGAGCTGCAAAAGATCTACCAAAAAATCCATTTACGGGATTATGTAAATTACCTTTATGATAAGCATACATATTATCTATGTTATCTAATATCCCCGTAGTTCTATCTGCCTCATTTGCAAAAGTTTTAGCACCAACAATTTGTCTTGAAAATTTGCCTTGCGCCTCATCTCTTGCATTAATAGCTGCTTGTTTTTTAACTACACCTTTTAACCAAGTATGTGTTGCATCTGGATTTGCACCAAGAGATCTCATTAATGCTATATCTCTTGACATACCTTTTATGTGGTCCATCATAGCTGCATAAGGATCTGATTTACCAAACTTTGCCTGATACTCCATCCAATTGTCAGCATTTTTAAAAACTAAAAATCTATGATCTGTTCTTCTGTTATGTAAAGATCTGCCTAATCTGTTTCCGCTAGGTTTAAATTTAGAAAAACCATCTGTAGAAATATTCTCATAAACTTCATCTAAAGCTAAAATTATTGTTTTATCGTTAAATGGTAGACCAGATCTTTCATCTATCATTTTTTTAATATCTAATTTTGGCAGCACATATTCAATCCACTCTTCTTTAGAAACAGATCTTACTAATAATGTATCGTGTATTTGTGGTAATCCCCAATCTAATCGACTTACAATTTTGCCACCAGATTGATTAAATGATTTTCTTAAATATTCAGATGCAGCTTTCCATCCAGCAGCAAGTTCAGCTGCCATCTTGTTGCCAGTTTTTTCATTAAACAGCTCTCTTACCATTAACTTCATATTTGCTTTTTGCTGTTTAGTTTGAAAGCCACCCATTTTGTATCTCATCTCATCCATTACTTTAACCATTAATCCGTGAGCTTTACCCTCAACAATTTCCATTTGAGCTGTAATACTTTCTCTTAATGGCTGATGATAATTATAATCGTATATTCCTCTAGCAGCCTCAGCATAATCTACTTCTCCTTGTTTATTTCTATAGCTTTTAAGATGAGCCATAATTCTGTCTTGCACTTTTTTTTGTAATAAAAAAATTCTTTTTTTATCCATTGATTTCATCTTAGCAAGTTCGTATGCCTCTTTAGCAGCTTTGACTTGTGCCTCAGTAGGATCCATCCCCATACCTTTAAATCTTGTCTCCAGGTTATCAAAAATTTGCAATTGTTCTTTGGCTTGTTTTTCAGAAACCAAACCCTCTTTAATAGCATTAATAATACATTTTTTATAACTCATACGCAGTCTTTCAACCTATTCATAAATGTTGTGTTCTTAGCCTCATCTTCAAAAATTTCTCTGGCTGTTTTTGATACCTCTACTACTTCTCCAGTAGCATCATCTATTCTTGTACCTACAATAATTTTTTCATCTAGCAGCTCATCTGAAACAATCTCTCTATCTTTAATTTCAAAATATTTAGATTTCATTTCAACATTAATTGCTTTTTGTGCATTTAGTAATTCTTCTGTTTCTTCTGCAGATAATTGACTTTTTCTAAATTTAACTTGTTTATAAATTTTATGAGATCTATCTATAATAGGATCCATATCTTTTAGTCTAATCTGCAGCTCAAAGCTAAAACCTTTATCTGTCATTATTTGTGCGTGTATAGCTCTATATTCAGATCCAGCATTAGTTGCTACTCTACCCGCATCATCTAAAAAATCGTCTCCGTGTATAATTCTAAATTTTTTAGAAATATCACTAAAAATTTTTTTAGCCTGGCTAATATTATCTACAGATATTCTTGTTCCTAAATAGTCTGATATTTCTTGTGCTTTTATTCCGTTATCAATTTTTTCTTTTAAAGACGCTCTTTCCTTAATTCTTGCCTTAAATGTGCCATTATAATTACTTGAAATTTTCTTTATTTCATCCGATATACTATCTATATTTTTAGATAAATTATCGTAGATCTCGTTGAAATCATCAGATATATGATATAATCTTGTATTTGTTATGGAATTGAAATCGCCAACAGAGCTAGTTGTAGACCCACGAACCAGCGGAGGTTCACTTGTTGCTTTAGCAAGAACCTCAGATGGAGGATCTGCTAGTGTCCGTTGGGATGCAGAGGCTAAATCTTGGGTCCCAGTTTCACTTGCAGCTGGGATTGTTTTAGCAGCTGATCCAGCTCCAGCCTCTTCTTTAATGGCTGCTGGTATCTCTTCTCCGTATGATGATCTTTCTAACGAGCTTGCTTGATCGTCTGATGCTTTAGATCCAGGCGTTCCAAACCCATCTAAATTTTCTGTTTCTTCTAAGAGCTTTGCTTGGTTTTTTGGAATGTCAGATACTTCTGTTTGAGTTTCATTAGTTCTGAATTGTCCGCTAGTAGTGATCCCATCGAAATCGCCTCTTGCAGCTGCTCTATCGACAGCCTCTCTGAAATCTTTTGTGGCTCCAGCTTTGTCTCCGTCTCTGTATTTTTGAGCTGCTC